ATAGCAGCATAGCATATTTAAAGAATTGTTTGTTCTGTATAAATATGGCTGGCTATAGTTTTTCAGTTCTTTTGTATACATTAATCTATATCGAAATCTAGATCGTCTACATCGATAGACAATGGATATCCTGGGCCTGGAGGCTTGGTTGTTGTTGTTGTTGTTGTTGGTGGTTGAGTTCCTGGTGGTGGTCCTGGTGGTGGAGGTGGTGGAGGTGGTGGTCCTGGTGGTCCTGGTGGTCCTGGTGGTGGCGGTCCACAATCGCAGTAATAATCAACAACACACCTCACCCTTGTTTTGGTACACCTGTCATAGAACCACTGGTATATCTCTTTTGGTACACACCCAGGATCACATGTGGGTGGTTGTGGAGTTGGTGGACAGTTGAATGGAGGACAGGTGGTTGTTGGTGGGGTTGTTGTTGTTGTTGTTGTTGGTGGTGGGGTTGTTGTTGTTGTAGTACAACATGGAGGTATTGGTGGATATATTCTGCCTGTTGTTCCTGGGCAGCATGGTTCTTGGTATCCATTACAATCAAAACAGTGTACTGGTTCTCCGTATTGAACTACCCATGAGTCAACCGCTCTCCAATCATCTATTGTTGTTTCTGGTTTAAGAGGATTTTCACACCTGACTTGAAGCTCCATGTATCCTGGATAATTTTGATATGGAGGTGTAAAGCAACACACCCCTAAGGCTCCCATACCATAAAAAATATAACTAGGATCACCAGTTCCTTCTGGAGGCGCTGGCTCTTCTCCTGAGCGAATTATAACAGGACCACTGACCATTAGCAGTGGATAGCTTGTTTCAATAATTCTCCATTCTACAGGAAGAAGGCAAGCACAGCAGCAATAGAAGCCCTCCAAGCCTTCAGTGGAGCCTAACAGATTTGGCTCCCAGCTGTCGCTTTTTAAACTAAAGCCGCTGGGGCCTCCTGCTCCTAGTAAAGTAAATGACATTATTTACCTTGCCACTTATACCACCCTCTATTTGGCATATATTCACCCTTATCATCTTTACGCTTGGGGAAAAGAGTTCCACCTTTTTTGTGTTGACCAAAAGCCAGAGAAGCTCCACACTTGGTACACCTAAGTTCATAATATTCATTATCTTCTACTGTTCTTACAGCAAATCTAAGGTTGGTATTTTTGCACATACCACATTCTGATTCTCCAAAGATTTCTTGAATAGATGATAGTTCCTTAAAAATTTCTTTTTGGCCTTCGCCTTCAACTTCGAATTGTAATGTATCGCTGACTTTATATGATGCTTTCATTTCCAGCCTTCCTCATATCCTAAAATGGTTTCGGGTATATTGCTAGTATCCTGTTGATAACTAGATAACTTTCTTATAATAGATACACCATTGTTATGGTCAAGTTTATCAATGTCTACTGATAAATCCATGCTTTCTAAATATTTAGCAGCATTAATGTCTAGTCTCTTACAAAGAACGTCCATAAAATTTAACTGATTGTTGGAAATTTTTCCAGCATTATGTCCATCAATATCGTCTTCTATTTCTTCTGCAAGTTCTTCTGCAGCAACAACCTTGCGAAGCCTTAATCCTCTTCTTAAAGCCCTTCCTTCTGCTCTAGTTTCTGCGACTGCTACAGGATGATTTCTAAAGATCTTGTCGCAGTTCCCCCAGTAAACATCAGCTGCTCCATTTACGGTGATTGTATTAAATGGACTATCCAGACCACTATCTTTTAAAATATATGTCAGAGAATGTACCACAGTGGCCCTATTGCCATTATTAGGATCAGGAGACTGACACACTTCTGATAAGGATTGAGTAATAGAGCAATTCATGGCTACCTCAAAAATTCTTCTTAATCCGTCTGTTGTTGGGTTTCCCTTAATTTTCTCATCGTCTGACAGGAGTTCCAAAACATAATCTGTCCACTCAATATCATTAATGCTTGGTTTCTTATTTTTACTCATTATTATCCTCTATGTGAAATAGTTTGTCCTTCGATTCCTGAATAACGCTTAATGTTTTTATTAATTTTTCTGATAGAACATTGGCTCTTGCCTTAGAGTAGTCCTTGGTCTGTTTTATTCTAATCAGCTTCATACCTTTGCCAAGTATTAATCCTGTTTTCTTCTCATCATATTTCTTGTTTTTGTTTAATGAGTCTTGCCCCCAGACTGGCTCGAAATGAGAAGGTCCATCAACTTCTATTGCTACGTTTTTTTCTGGCACATAAATATCGATTTGTAATTTAGTATTAGCTAATATTTCCTCTTTGTGAAATTCGGGCCTAAATCCATTTTCTATCAAACTAGCTAATAAAAACTTTTCTAGTTTAGAGCCTTCCACACTAGATTTCCTAATAGCCACATGCGCAGAATGAAGCATATTTTGTTTAGTTTTATCGTCTAGATTATCCCATCTTTTTTTACTCTCTAATTTTCTCTTCTTTCTTTCTTTTTCAGAAATATTTTCCCAAGCATTATACACGCCTAGTGAAATTTTGTCTTTTTCTTTCTCTGTTCTTATTTTACCCTTGGTTGGATGAGAAGCCTTTCCTGTCTGTAAAACATTTTTCTGTGCTTCACTTTTATTTCTAATTGGAATATTGAACTTTATAGCGTCTCTTCTAATTTTATTAGGATAGGTATCGTATTGTTCAGCAATCTCTCCAAAAGATTTCTTTTCTTCTACATATAATTTATGTAGAACTTTTCTCTTGTTACTATCACTCATTTGCTTGTACATGTAGAATATCCTTTATCTCGTTGATGTGTACAATATCATTATATTTTTCTTTAAACTTTTCAAATAGCTCTTTATTATCATAGATGTAATATTTATGGTGGGGATATACTGCTGGTAAATCAATAAGACCCTCATCCATAACAATAACATCTTTAGCGTCTCCAACAAGATAATATGTATGAAATTGAGGAATAAAAATATTGTGCTTTACTTGCATCTCGTCACAGTATATAGCATAATTAAAAGTTTGTTGGAAACCACTATTCATGGACAGTGATAACAATTCCTTAAAGCATTTACTATCATAGTGTGACTGATGAAATCTTGAACATGCAAAAGCAAGGTGATTAGAAATGTGAGGGTGTTCTGCTCTATTATTTGTCATGTTTAACCTGTATATTGTTGTAATGATTTTTTATTGAAAACGAGATACGCATCTTTGCTTTTAATGTCTGTTTTTTTACAAATCAAATTTTGAGATATACAACTATTAATGATTTCAAAAACATATTTATTTTTATCTTTATGTATAGAAAAATTTTCCATTATAAAAGACTTTGCTTTTGCATTAATACAATTGATTCCAATATGCTTATTTTCTAAACCAAAAAACACATTGCTAACATTATCGTTTTGAGTGATGCAACCAATCTGTAAATCTGTATTTTGTTTATGTCTATTCCCAACACAGCAAATATTAATATCGCAATTCTTATTGTTTTTTATCGTGTCAGCAATTGCGAAATGTGTCATAATCAGTCCGCACTCTATATTAAACACAGTCTGATATTTGGCAAGCTCTAATCCCTTTAAAAAGCAACCAGCATGATTTACATTGTTTTTATTTAAATGAACATACTTTAGGTCAAGTTTTTTATTTTGAATATGTTTTACTGTTTTATTGTGATCAACATTGTTAACTAAAATTATTTCATGTGTAATATTTTTGCAGCTTTTCTTAATTGCAGAATATTGTCTTTCTAAAATAGTATTTTTTTTAATAGTGTATATGGATTTGGACCCCAATGATTTCATACCGCTATCGTAATATGGTGAGGTTATAATAAAACTAATTGGGTTCATTTTGCACAACCATTATAGAGTATTCGTATGCATTGATGTATGATGCAGATTCTATTTTCAAATCGGTTGTTGAAACCATAGAAACAACCTCATCTAGGGTATAACATATTTTTTTCCCAGTTTGAAAAATGATATACCTAAACTTGGATATGTCTAAATTGAACTTAGAACAATACCAACACATCTGAAGAATATCGGGCCCCTGAATATTTAGCTTTCCATCTTTTGCTAGTTTTTTTGATATTTTTGCTAATAGTTCCTGTATCTGATCTGGTGGAATATAGTCTAATAAATCTCCTATATAGATATTTTCATATTGTGAATCAGGCAAATTTTCTAATTCATCAAGAGAATGATATCTATAGTCTTTAGGGTGTTCTATTTCTTCATCGATTAATATTGCTATATTTTTTTTCATGATGTTGTCTTAACCTTAAATATTTGTGCTAATATATTGTTAATAGATGTCTCCCATTTTTTTATATTATCTTGGTTATCAATGCTGATTTCAAGCATTTCATTACAGGCATTACAGCCCCATGATTGTGCAATTCCTTCGTTGATAGATATCTGATAACAAGTAATTTGTGGTTGTGTTACTTGAGATATGTTTAAACCATCTGGCTTAGGCTTATGATCAACAATCAATAATGGACTATGATAGTAATACGATAGTGCAATACAAGTTTCTAAAGAATCTAGTCTATTATTACAAATAATCAGATCTATATTTTTATGACCAAAAATAGACTCATCTATTGTGGCAACGTGAGAAGCTCCATAAATGTTGTTTAGCATTTTAATAAAAGTTTTATTATCTGTATGAGAATACAGAATATTTTTCTTTTTGTTGATATTTTTTAGAATAGTATTATTTACTAGCATAATAAATGATCAATATTTGATATGTCATATTGTTCTAATTGTTGTGTTGTTATCTGCTTGGGATTGTATCTATTATAATATGAGGACAACATAGCCTCTCTCAAGCTTTTGTCGTTCATAGAATAATTGTTGCTATACATAAAAGACGGAATGTTACATAAGTTCGCAGATACTTTATATGTTTGATCAAAGAATTCACTAGCAGCCAACATTGAATTGCAAATCAGATCTTTTCCTAGTGCTGCTGCCAAAAAGATATTATTATTATAGTCGTTGGTCCTGCAACAATCAATAAAGCAATCAACAGAATTATATAGCTTCATGGTTGAATCTTCATCATATATTCCACTAAGTATGTGTGGCATATTTTCTTTTTTGGCACCGATATTTACAGAATATGCTATTTCATTGATTCTTTGATTAATTTGATCAGTATCTTCTTTAGTTTCTAATCCAGATGTTTTTATGATAAGTCCACAATTTCTACTCATTAGACTGCTCATGTATACATAAATTAACTTTTCCCAATCGTACTGATCATTAAAATATATTTCTGAATAAAAATAATATCTGCCAGGATTTTCATTGGCCCAATCTAACTTTTCTTTTTTATAATCTAAGATATGCTGTAGATCAACATAAGATGGGCAATACCTTACGCTTTGCATTAAATTGCCAGATAATATATGTTTTAGACTATTATATCTTGTTTGAGAATTTACTACAATCTTATCAAGAAGAGATAATTTAGTGTTTATTATTGGCTCATCAATATTATCTATAGCAGAATAAATACCGATATGTTTTTTTATTTGAACATTCATGCAATATTGCATAGGGTCGCAGTCCTGTATGCAAATATCATACTTTTCAAAAATATTGTTCTCCAAAGCAAGGAGATCTTCTGGTGTTTCGTTCCAGTAATGCCCCGGATAATACATGGGTACTATTTTTAATAGATGCTTCTTTTTATATAGAGCTCTTATATTTGCTAAAGAAGATCTTCCCCTATTTGATTCTTCATTATAGGGACCTATATATAAGATTGTTCTATTATTGTCCATGTTTTATAAATTCAGACTTATCCTCTATTTCTTTGCTTCTGATTCTTTCTAGAAGAACCTTATGATTTAGTATCTGCTCTAAAGTTTTTTGTGCTGATTCTGTCTTGTATTTAACAATACTACCATTGTTATTTACATATCCTTCATCAAGAGCCTTAACAATATTTTGTATAAATGGAGATTTGAGTAGATGGGGGCTCTGAATAACATTATTTACAATGTCATGCACGAACTGCCTATTGGAACTATATTTTATATGAAAGGATGGATCTGTTGTTAATGGAGTATCCCACATGTTTTTGGGTTCTAGGCCATCAAAAATATCCATATACTTTTGGGCAGTTTTATCCCAGCTATAATTTTCTAATATTTTATTTCTAATCTTTTCTTTTCTTTTCTTTTTGTTTTGTGGAGTATCTTGTAAATGTTGTATAATTTTAACTGTTGCTTCTCCATCGTTAGGCAATGCTCTAAATGCTCCAGTTTCCATTTCTTTAAAGAGAGCATAAGTAATCTTATCAGATTCTAGTTTATCTGTGACCTCGCTCATTGCACTGTAATCAACAGAACATATAGGAACACCACAAGCAGCAGCTTCTAGCTGTGGTATACCAAGACCCTCACAAATAGCATATTGTATGTAAAAATCAAAAAGATTGTAAACATTTCTTAGTTGAGCATCCGATAAGCCTTTTACAACGTTTGGTAGATGTGCTGTTTTATTAAAACAAAATGGACATGCAACACCTGAGCCCTTCCAGGTTGAAGCATGTGCCTTGCTACAACTGTCGCAATAGTATGTAAATAATACAAAGTTATATGCTTCGTATTCTTGTAGAAGAGTTGGAATATCCCAACCCATTCTTTCTGGATAGCTTGTGTGTAAATAGAGTAAAATATTTTTCTTGGTTAACGTCCTGGCATTTTTAACAATACCCATTAGATTTGGTATTAATTTTCTTTTTTGATTTCTCATAACAGCACCAACAACAAAGGCATCTTTGGGAACCATATGTTGTGCTCTATTTAGAGTGGCAGAAAAATTAATTGGACGAAATACATCGGTGTCTACAGAATCAGATACGCTAGTAACTGCATTCATTGTGTTTCTAGAGTGTTTTAGATAGTCTACCGCCCAGTCTGTATGAGCAAGAACTATATCTGCCTGACTAAATGTTTGTAGCCATGACATTTGTTGAGGAATAGAATCTACTGTGGGTGCTATTATCCAATGAAAATATGGCCTTAATAAGGAAATAGATTGGTATTCTAACATCCAAGGGTCTCTAATATCAAATACAATATCAGGTTTAAAATCTAATACAACTTGATCAAATCTCCATTTTCCAAAGACGTTGTTTGGATCGCTATTGTACAACTTGGTTTCGTCTTGGTTTATGACCTTAGCATTTGGATAAACTCTCCAAGGAACTTTTTTGGAATTGCTTCCATCATTAAAACAGCTTAACTCAGCTATTTCGTATTTCCCTGATTTGTGCAGCCTAGACAGGATCTCTCTAGTATACAAGCCGAACCCTGATTTAGCGATGTGATGCTCACCAACCATCAATATTCTTTTTTTTCTCATATATCTAGAGATCTCCTTTATTGCCTAGCTTTAATTATAGATTAAATTAAAATGCAACTGCTTCTTCTTGTTGGTCAGCAGTATTGCTATTCTTCTTTAGTCTAGTAAGCTTAGAAAAGTTATTTACCCTAACCTTCATAGTACTATGCTTGACCCCATCCTTTTCCCACTTATCATTTCTCATAGAGCCTTCTACAAAGACGAGATCGCCCTTTCTAAATGAATCTGCAATTAGTTCCGCCCCAGAATCCCATGCTTCACAGGGGATATATGAAACAATCTTGTCCTTAACGCCACTGGATTTAGTATATTCCCTAGATACTGCGACAGTAAAATTAATTACTGAAATTGATCTATTACCACTTTCAATGGTTCTGAGTTCTGGATCTCTTGTCAAATTTCCTCTTAAAATCACTTGATTCATTTCAAAATCTCCTAAAATTCAAAAAAATGTAACGAACACAGACTATTATAGTTTTACTTACAACTATGTCAAGCTTGCGGAATAAAAAATTTATCGGCTATCAGGCTATCTTTTTCCTTGGATCTAGTTCCCTTAACTATAACAATATTGTTGTCAAATAGAATATTTTGATAGCTTCTGTATGCTTCTGGAAAAATTATAACAGAATCGATAACCCCACTATTGTCAGACAGACTGACAAATGCCATATCAGAGCCTTTATTTTTGCCAGATTTGGTTTTTACTACATTTATACTTTCGATCTCTCCTGCTATAACAACTTCTTGTTGAGTAGACCTAAGAAATTCTCCACATGTACAGTTAGTGTGAGATATATCATACATATCTATTTTAGAACATGACATAGAGTATCCTAGTAATTCGTATTCTTGATCAGATATCCACTCTATAGAATCCTGTAAATCAAACGGTGGTTTTTCTATAGATTTCAGATGATTCTCAACTATATTTTTTCTTCTACTAGTAATCTTGTCTTGTAGCAGGTTTATTAATACTTGCTTTAATGAAGCTCTATCTGTAATATATTTTCTACAAATCTCTGCTTCTTTCTTTGTTAGATCACTAGCTATTGTATATTCGAATAGCATTTTATTTCTTGTAAAACCATAATGATCCATAGCTCCAGAAGATATCAATCCTTTGACGGCTTTACTGTTGATATTTAAGAGAACACTAAACAATAAATCTACCCATCCAATTTCTTGTATGCTTTTTTCATCTATTAATGTTTTCAGCTTATTAAATACTGATTGCCCAACACCCTTAATGTCTGTAAGTCCAAAATAAATGATTTTATTCTTAAGAACAAAATATCTATTCAACTTTCGAATATCTGGAGTAGAAACATGAATATTCATTTGAGATGCGTTTTGAATCAATTCTTTAATTTCTTGTTGTGCATCTATTTTATCTTTTGCGAATTTAAGATATGATGCAAAAAATGTTCTTGTAAAGTGAGCCTTGCTGTATGCTGACAAATAGGCATTCATAGCATAGCTAACAGCATGGCTTTTGTTAAAGCTATATCTTTGACTTTTTTCAATCCAGGAAAAAATTTGATCAGCTTGTTCTGATGAAATGATTCCTAGTTTTTTACATCCTTTGATGAACTTGTTTTTAAGTTTACTCATCTCGTCTGCTTTTTTCTTACCAATAGCCTTTCTAAGCATGTCTGCTTCCTGCAAGTCAAACCCAGCCAAATCTTTAGCTATCTGCATAGCTTGTTCTTGATATACCATTTCGCCAAAAGTATTAGACAGAATGGGTTCAAGAGATGGATGAAAATAATCTACAGACTCTAATCCGTTTTTCTTGTCTATGAAATGACTACTAACAGTCTTGCCATCCCTTACAGCTTCAAGACACCCTGGCCTCATAATACTAATTAGAGCCGCTAACTGTTCAATAGATTCTGGCTTGAGTTTTTTAGCCATGCTCCTGCCAAGCCTAGACTCTAATTGGAAGCATCCTTTAGTATTACCGCTTGATATAAGATCCCAAGTAAGAGAACATTCAAGATTAATCTTGATAATATCAGGATCAAATATAATATTACCATTATCATCCAGGGGGAATTTACAGCCACATTTTTTATATTCAAAATATTTAGTCATGCAAAAGAGTTCCTAAACCTTATCTTTTTAGCTTGGTTTCTATGAAGCCTTAGGAATCTAGTAAGAATATCTGCACAGTCTTTAACATCTTTTAATGCGTCATGAGCATTGTCTTTAGATATGCCAAAATATTCTCTCATATTATCCAAAGACAGGCTTTTAATATCTGTGTTATTTTCAAACCACAAAAACATTAGATGCATCAAATCTATTTTATCTCTTGGATGAAACAGATTATTAGAATTATCTTTTCCAACATTTTTATACTTCAAAGATATTCTATCTACAATAGGCATATCAAATCTCAAAATATTATATCCTGCTGCAATAGGTGCGGAAAAAATACTTTTCCTAGAACTTCTAGTATGATATTTATTAAGATAGTTAACAAATTGATTCCAAGATTGTTTTTGAGATGGATATTTTTGCCAATTTTTCAACACTTCTGTTGAGCTACATTTTTGTGCCTTGGCATGAAATTCCAATAAATCTATATCATATTCATGATCAGGATCTTTTTCTAAGGCTTCTGGTTTGAAATTGATATTGAACTCAGAATTATCAATAACTTCTAATTTGTCTGGGTCTATCATAACACAGGCCAGTTGTACGGGACTGCATTGTGATGGGTCTTTTCCATCTGTTTCAAAATCAAAAACACATATTTTATTTTTCAATTTTTTGAACCTCATCTAATGGTCGAAATACTGCTGTTGTCTTACCATCGGCAGTTTGAGCGTTTAGTTTAATTTTACAGCAAGAGACTTTTTGCTCAGGCACTTTAACATACTGGGTGGTCTCTCCGCTTTTAACAAACACATCGTTAATTTTTAGATCTTTAAATTTCATGACTATACTCCTTGTTTTAACATTTGTGAAACATTCATAATCTTGTCTAGTACTGCAACGCCTAGAATATCAAATTTAATTACCCCTATATTTTCAAGATCTTGCATTTCCATGCCAGCAATGAGATTTTTGTTTTTGGTATCATAAACCATAGGACAAATATTTGTTAGTTGTTCAGGAGCTATTACTACTCCTGCTGCGTGTTTTGATTGATTTGTTTTAGTTCCTTCTAGTCTAATAGCTTGTTCAAAGCGTTTTGACAAGGGGCCATTCAGTTTATTGTTTTCATCTAAAAAGCACCACTCTTTAAGATCTTTTGATCTATTTTCTAATGCCCATTTAATAATAGATGCTTCACCATATTCTTTTTTCATTTCTTGTAATTCATCAGAAATTTTGGCCTCGTCAGGAATATTTTTAGTTATTTTATTCATGTCTTCAAAAGAAAGATTTCCATATGCCCTTAATACATCCTTCAACGCCCCTCTACCTTTCATAGTATTGAATGTTAGCATTTGTGAAACTTTATCAGACCCATAGGTTTTTTTGATGTAGTCAATTATATCTTCTCTCTTATCAATAGGAACATCGATATCAATATCTGGCATAGATACTCTATCCTTCGTATTTCTACCAGCATTATAGAATCTATCAAACATAAGATCGTACTTCATTGGATCAATAGAAGTAATGCCAAGTAAATAAGACACCAAGCAACCAGCAGCGCTTCCTCTACCAGGACCAGGAAGCCAACGTGATTCCCTGATATGTCTAACAATATCTTGAACAATCAAAAAATAACTTGATAGATTTGCACCATGAAGAACATCAAATTCATATTTAAGTCTCTTTACATACTGATCCTGATCTTCTTTAGACAAATTGTTAAGATTATGGTTCCTCCATCCTGTTCTACATAAGTCTCTGAGATAGTCTGAGTCTGATGTATATTTTTTAGGATAATTGAATGGTGGTAAAATAGGCTGGCTAAGAATATTATACTCTTCACACAAAGAATCAACATAAATAGTGTTTTCTATTTCTTCTTCTGTATGAAGTTCTAACATTTCTTCTGGAGAAGGAATATAATATTTATCGCTATTAAAAAAACAAGATAAAGGGATAGGCATATTGTTTTGTAATTTATGATTAATTTGCGATAAAGTTGTTTTCATATTGTTGCAAAGAAGTATTCTTTGATCTACAGCATCGCTCTGTTTTGCGTAGTGAGCATCTGGTGTGCATATAACCTTAGCCTCGGAAAGATCCCCGAGAGTTCTTATACATTCTGTTAGTTCTACCTGTATAGGATTAATATCTTTATCTATCAGTTGTGCTTCTAAAAAAACATTGCCTTTACCAAAAACATCTGTTAATTTATCTATATGATTTTTACCGTTATTTTTCCAATCATCATCTATAGCATTATCGGTCATTACTTGTCTTGCTAATGTAGAGCCTAAATGTCCAGTAATAGCCAGTATATTACCATCGAGCAAATCCCCAAGAGTATCCAAATCAAGCCTGGGCTTGTGATAATATCTATCTGGATTATTGCTTTCAGACACGATTTTGATTAAAGTCTTCCATCCTGCTAAATTTTTAGCCAGCACAACAAGATGGTCTAGCTTGCTGTTTTCTTTATTTTTCTCTTTAGAACATGATTTAGAAATATATAATTCACAACCCAATATTGGTTTGATATTGTTTTGTTTTAATTCGCTATAGAACTGAACAGTACCAGAGATAGAACCATGATCTGTTATCGCGCAAGATTTTACTCCTATATTTTGACATCTTTTTACTATGTCTTTAGGCTTGCTGAGTCCATCTAATAGTGAATAATGGCTATGTACATGCAGCGGAATATAGTTTTTCATTCTGTGCTTCCAGGGGCTTGGTAGTGTCCTACATTGTAACCAGGAACAGTGTATTCGTCAACAGTGTTTTGATATCCTTTTACGCTAATATCATGAGCAACTTGTTCACATTTAGTCATTGTTCTCCCAATAGAACACACCTGATTGTCCCTATACTCAACTAAAGGCTGTATATTGGTATCTTCAAAGGTAGTCTTACCGTAATGACATAATTTTGTACACTTCCAAGTTTTGCTTAATCTTGGTTTTAATGTTTTCTTAATCTTTTGGAATTTATCTTTTAATAATTGTTCTGTTTTATATATATCTTTTTTATCAAAAGTCATACTAAAAGGACCACCATCATTAATAAAATAGATGGTAACTATACAGTGATCAATTTCTGGATATAGTTTTTGTGCAGCATAATAGTAGATCATTAATTGTGGGTCTTTTTCTAGTTTTTCTTGGGTCTTTTCTTCTCCTGTGGCCCAATTCAATCTTCTTCCTGTTTTCCAGTCCACAATCTCTAGAGTGTTGTCATTGGGTTTTACTATTAGATCTATAGTTCCTTTGATGGCTAAATTACCTTCAAGAATACCGTCTTTAGTTTCATATTTGTATTTAGCCCAAGGTTTGTCTATCACGATATCAAATTGTTGTTCTGGATATAGGATGTTTCTATTCCTTGGGTCAAACATACCATCAGCATAATTAATGGCTTTATATGTCCATTTAGAACAGTCCTTGAAATCTATTGGTTTCCACTCATGATGAGTAAATGCGCTTGTATAATAGGTATATACTGAATCTATAATACCATCCAAATTATAGTCTTGAACATCAATTTCTCCTACAATATCATCAACAAAAGTTCTATTTCCCTCTTGAGTATGATACTTGATAAAGGCTAAGATTTCTAAAACCTTATGTACAATTGTTCCTTTGTCTGCTTTTTTATTAGATGGAGATCTATATCCCAATACATAATCGAACAGATATTGCTGTTCACACATATTGTGGGTATTATATGATGAGCTCCGAAAATATGTAATTATAATGGTAATACCCTTTTGGTTTTAAGGAAATCGTATATTAATTTGTTTTTATCTGCAATGCTTAGATTACTATTATCTATAATCATATCAAAATTACCGTGGTCATATCTATCCTCATCAAGAGCTGTTTCGCTTTCATGAGAAGAGTTATAGATATTTCGGTGGAGCTTTACAACCAAACCACCAGCACCCCTAACTGCTTCAACCTCATTAGGAAATCTACAGTCTGCTATTAATGCCAATGGTAGATTTTCGTCTTTAATTTTTCTGATAGTGGCTTCTGACCATACATTATGTTGCATTTTTCTGAATACATTTGTACCAACATATTGCATTACTTCTCTAGCAGACATAACCTCTTCACTATCTGGCCATTTACAATTAACATATTCATTTTTCTGATCGTCTGTTCCATAACATTGTTCATAAGTTAAGCCAAATATATCAATGCACATTTTTTTAAGAGGATCAGCAAAGTTATATATTGCCGAATTTTGTTGCGTTGTTTGAGAAAAAACATTAGCAGTAAATTCACATGCAGTAGTTTTGCCCGATTGTTTTCTTCCAGCAAATGCTATAATCATATGTTATCCTTTATAAACTGTTTAATCTGTACATCGATTTCGTCATTAGTCATTTCTCCAATATCAGATTTTGATATTTCTGGGAAAAATAAACGATATGTGTTTTCGCACTTGTCTTTGATTTCTTGTGCTGCTTTCTTTCCAGCTTCATCATTATCTGTAATAACAAATAATGTCATAGCACCAGAAGAATCCAAAATAAGTTTTTGTCTATCGCTAAGATTGCATCCAAAAATAGCCACACTATTATGTATATTGTTTTCTTCAAGTCTCCAAACATTACCAGGACTTTCGACAATAATAGCATAGCTATCTTTTAATATATGTTCTTTTGCATACCAGAAATTATACAAATGATTTTGTGACTTAAAACCATAGCTATGTTTCCATTTAGAATATTGCCATTGCTTTTCTTTTTCTGGACATAAATGTTCTGGATCATGATAGTAAGAACAAATATCACATTTATTAAAAATACTTCTTCCTGTACAGCCAATTAAATATTGAGCAGACTGGTCATATACTGGTACAACAACTCTTTTATACATTGGTTTTTGAGGATTGTCACACAGCCCAACGTCGTACTTTACCAAAATACTTTCTGTAAAACCTCTGTCTTTATAGTATTCTGATGGTATTTGTATATTGTTTATTACTGCTTGCCTATTAATTTTATTTTCTGTAGATGGTTTTTCTACAAACTTATCCACAATTCTTGCAAAATTATTTTTATCTTGTTTTATTGCACTAAATACCATCTCTGTTTCAATCTGGTCAGATACTAGAGACTTGGCAAAATTCATAGCTTCTTGAAAAGAACACATTTTGTCTCCGTCTTGAGACCAATTATACTTTCTAGAAGATAAGACACCTCTTATAAACCCTAAGATAGAACCCTTAAAATATTTTTCGCATTGATGAGTTCTGCATTTCCAGTTTCCTCTATATGTGTCTCCCTCATAATATAAATTCAGAGCAGACTCATTATCTCCACCATGTATAGGGCATGGCATAGTTAGCATTTTAGAATTATCTCTGTAATCATATAAATCTAGGGAAGATAATACATCTTCTATATTATCGCAAAGAGAATCACATATTACTTTCAGTTCGTTTTGACTATGCGAACGGTATTTCTTCTTTATCATTGTCAACTACAAATCCTTCTTCTTCATCAATATTACTATTCATTAATTCAAGTTTAGTTTTACCTTCTGTAATTTTGGCACACCAGCCCTTCATATTACAGTTGATATAATCATTATCGTCCAATCCTCCGCCATGTCTACTGATAATAGGTATGAGTTTTCTATTTCCAGCAGAGGGACCATCTTCGGATATCTCTTCATCGCTTTTCCTCTTAAATATAGTAAAGTTACTACATAGCCAAATAATTCTATCAGATCCACTAGCAGTATCAGTACTTTCTTTGGTTATGCCATCTCTGTTTAATTGGATAAATGAAACTATTGGTATTTTGTATTTACTGGCAAAATTATGTAAGCTTGTCATCATAAAACCCAATAGCTGATACTCTTTCATATCTGATGATAATCCTTGAGTATCCATAAGCTTTAGATAATCATAGAACACAACGCAATCTTTAGCTGTCCCATCGTCATTCAGTCCCACATCTTTAATTAGCCATCTTTTCATAATAGATAGTTGCTCATCAAAAGATTTACCAGCAATAGATTTGTGATAAAATTTCATTTTGCTCAACTCTTCTGCTGCTTTGTTTATTTTATTTAACGAAGCGTGAGATTCTGCAAATTTACCAGTCTCTATCTTGTTGATTTCTATCTCTGTCATCATAGCAATAAGTCTATTTATATGGTCCACTTTCGTCATTTCAGTGTCCATATTTAAAACAGGGATGCCTCTCTTTGCTATGTTTAAACCCATGTTGTCTGATAGTAATGTTTTCCCTGTTTTTGGCCGTGCTGCAATTACATTGATAGTGCTTTTTCTTAGGCCCCCACCAATAGATTGATCGTATACGGGGAAACCTGTAGGAATACCTACTTGGTCTATCGGATTTTCCATTAATTCTTTGATATATTCATCTAATCCTTTAGATATCTGCTCTGGTGCAGCATCATCGTTATTTATCAGATTAGTGAAATCAAATATAGGATCTTCTGCTAGAGAAATAATATGAGATATGGTTTCTGACCCATTGATAGAGTCGATATTCTTTTGTGCATCACCAAGTTGTTTCTTTAAAAGTCTAGCTATCTTTAGTTTGCATATTTTACCAGCAAACTTTTTTATATTATCTATATGTATAGGAAAGTTTAAAACAGCCTGAAGATGATGTAGTTCTTCTTTTTTAGAAAAATAATCTGAATATCCTAATTCTTTAGCTTGAGAAAGAATAGAAGCTATATCAATAGCAGGGACATTTTCTTCGCATAGGTTTTTGACACACTCAAAAATCAGCTTATTACTATCTATAGTGAAACATTCGGCATCAATAAGATCAGAAATTTCCAAATAAATATTGTCAGCGTATTTGCAAATTCCAGACAATACGGCTCTTTCAGCAGC